GCCTTCTCTCCAAGGAAAAACTATATTTTCGAGATGAACCATTAAATTATCATCACCTTGCACTAACATAAATAAACTTGTCTGTGCTTCCAAAACAGTCTTATTCGTCCAAGAACAGTATAAATATAAATGTGATAATCCATTAATTATTGAATTCATCAATGAAGTATATGGATCACCACTCTTTCTAGTGCCTTCGCATTTATATTTCCAACCATGTTGAGTGTTACCATGAGTTTTAATGTTTGCTTCCATTAAATCAATAACTGCTGATGGTGCTCCGAACTTTCTACACAACCAAACCTCATAATCACACCACTGTTTCCGAATTGAACAATCAAACTTACCAAGATCATCCTCTAATATTTTCCCGAATCGCTTAGTTATAAAAGCAGCTTGATCTTCCGATGAAATACCACTGGTAAAACAAATATTATTTTTCTTTCCCCATCGTCGCTTGAAAAGATCTTGTAATGCCATAATCCAAGGGCCAACTAAAACAATAAATTCTGGAGTAGCTCCCTGAATCAACCTTGGTGCTTTTTCTTTTTCTCCTAGTGGTGATTGATAAAGATTGTTTTCTACTTTAACAAAAGAAGATCTTGTTGTGAATCGGTGAAGATCTGTTTTACTAAGCTTTGATGTTTCATCTATTCCTTCTGATTTTAACCTATCATATGTTTTCTTAAGAGTTAACTTGACACTAGGACTAGCATTAGATCTCTTCAAATATTCACTGAATTCCACAGATTGTATATTAAACATCTTGGGAAATAAATGTTTATGATTCGCTTTACACCATTTTATACATGCTTCTAAATTATCTGTTGGATTAACTGTATCTGCTAGAACCCTTGCCAAGAGAGCTTGTTTTTCATTGTGTTGATTACTTGCAAATGCTAAAGGTGCATATTGAGAACTACCAAACCCATACACTACTTGTTTTCCACGACATTCCATAGCACTTTTAAATTTCAAGTTTTTTGGTAAATTTGAATCTTGTAGAAACATTTTAGCACCTTTCTTCAATTTTTTAGGTGGTGGTAAATCATTACAATTGATTAATGGAAATTCTGAAAAAGTTGGTTTCACTAATGCCGAATGATAATTCCAGGTTTCACACATTTTGGTAAATAACATATAACCAGAGTCTAAAGATGGTCCTGGATTCAGTTCTATTCCTACTAGACGTGGTGCTGGAACAGAAAGGGAAACAGAAGACGAGCTTGGTGCATGAATAGGTGGTAGAGGTGGAATTATCTCATCTAGCGATAAAATTAAAGTATTTTGTGAGAGGGCTACAAGTGGTGGCAACTCATCTGGTTCCACACCTAATTTTTTAACTTGAGCTTTT